CATAGTTCATTATATAGATCCCCTGCTGGCCTTCAGCAAGAATTTTCTCAGCATTTAATACTGTGCTATTTAATTTAAATATTTTCTTGTGAGTACCCCAGAAATCAACAATGTCTTTCTCCCAGACATTATCAATCAGGGCTTTAGGACAAATAATCAATGTGTATTTAAGATCCCTGAATTTCATTAAAGCAATCTGTACCATTGTCTTTCCTGCACCTGGTTCCGAGAAGTCAATATTGCTATTGAAATTCTTAAAAAATGCAAAAGATATTGCTTGGTGATTATAGAATTCATAATTCAGATATTTTGATGTATCAGGATGCTCATAGGCATCCTGTTTAATCTTTAATAATTGGATGGACTCTTTTGACTTTTTATCCATTTCAGTATAAACTGTATTATCAATATTTACATCAGGAAAGTAAGTCAGCAAGACTTTCAATGTATCTGGATCAGCCGGATATGTCCAGCACTTACTTCCCTTGTCCCATGAGTATCCAGAGATACATTTGCAAACATCTCTTTCTTGGTATGATGTTCCTATCAGATGGAATCTGTAGTTATATCCAACTAGATGCATAACAGGCAAATTTGTTGTGGGTACATATTAGAAAATTCCTTGAATTCAGGATAAATGTCTGTTGTGGTTTTTGGTATGCCATTAGGTGAACAGAATAAGAATACATGACCGCACTCAGGGCAATGTCTCATCCCTCCATATTGGTCACTATTATTTTTTCGCTTGTCCTCTCTCAACTGTATTGCATTTTTCATATAAAAAGTGCCATGAGCATGCTGATAAAATGGGAAGGCATCAAAATCTTTAGTTACTTGAAAATGCTCTTTGAGTTGTTCTGTGGGATGTTTCATATCAGTTCTCCTTTGTCATTAAATATTAATTGTTGTATGATCCACCACCTTAATCCTTGGATTTGCTCCAGTGTAACTTCCTCATCAAGATCATCTAATAAAATTTGTTGTGAATACATTGTCATTTCAGCAATCCCTTCACAGCCAATATATTCTTGACTGCCCCATTGACCACTATAATAGCCCTGTACTGGTGTCTTTTGCCTGATATGGTTAGTTTCTGCCTTACATCGATGAAACCATCCTTAGTTGTGAACCTCACATCAGGATTCATGACTCTGAATTTATTTTCCTGAAATTGTCTCACTGAAGCATTCCCCCCAAAGCCCCACGTGAAACAATTCTTGTAATAATTGTGGGTATCCAGAATTCTCTGGATCTCTGCTTTTGCTTGTACTGATAGTCTTTTTTTTGTGTTATATGATTTTGTTTTCATTAGTCGTATTGTCTCCACACTTTTTTATCATCATAAACAAATCGACAAGTATGGCCACTTTTTTTATCATTGTAATGCTTGTAATGATATTCCACCAAGAGATGTAAATCACCCCCATGTTTATTTACAGCTATGCCTATTTCTACGTGCTTGAATAGTGCTATAAAATAGCCTAGATTTCCATGATCAATTATTGCTACATCAGCTATTTTACACCAAGCACCTTCCGTCTTTATATCTGTCACCCATACATTAGCCAAGGGCTTCAATTCCAAATCCTTCAATTTATCATTGAAAAGTTCGCACGCTTTGTGATGAGTCATGGTATCAACTTCTCTTATAGCAACAACCTGATCCACTTCAATCATTAGACCTCTTGATTCTAGGGCATTCAGAGCCATTTTGTATTGATCTTCCACCACATCTTTCGGGGCATTGGTTAGACTTTGGATATGTCTCCATGCCACTGGATTTTTTTCAGTAGCAAGTTCAGGAAGGTCATACAGGGCGGTTACTACTACTCTTGCCATTTCAAATTTTGTCATATTCTCATTCTCCTTTGTTTCTTTTTGTAAAAAAGGCAGGATCATTGTGACCCTGCCGTGTTAAATTTAATTCTTTGTAATTCTAGTAACACCCATGCCTTCAGGACACAAATGGAAATCATAACTATCTACCATTTGTGATATTTTCCCCCACAAAGCAATGTGCGTTCGATTTTCAACATGATTATGATGTAAGCAATCATATAATCCCCCATCAAAACAAACCAGTCCTTTGTCTTCATTATAATTAATCATAACACCGTGTGAATAAGGATCTGTATTTACATATTCAGCACAATCCATAGCTTTGTAAATTTCATTTGTGTTAGCAACATAGTCAGCTACAACTTTTTTGATTTCGGATATTATTACTAATTTCATATCAGTAGGTTCATCAGGGTTGATTATGTTCATGATAGTTTCATATAAATATCTGTTCTTCAGAGAAGGTCTTGTGTACCATTCACGATCATAGTCAATGACTCTATTAAGTGGAGTGCTTTTGTGGCTAACAAATAATCTTGATACAGCAGATCCTTCAATTCCACGCTCAGAAGGTTCATCCCATACTTGTGCTAGAAAAGTATAATCACCACAAGTACCTTCAACCCAGTTGCTTTTTTTATTTTCTTTTGTAATTTTAATTTCCATTTTCATCTCCTTTGTTTCTTTGTTGTTCTTAACCTATCTAAAAATAGGGTTGCTCAATAACATGAACCTAATGTTTTCTAATCTTTTTTTAAAAAAAAATATTAAATATGTTCTGCTATTATAGATGTGGTCATTGAATCACTGGATAGGCCTATGTTTAGAATTTTCCATTTCTCTGTTTCAGGGTTGGCAAATATACCATCAGACACAGGATGTCTAACATTGATAAAATCCCACTGATTGTATATAAGTGGAGTCATACCAAGCACATTAAATTCACAAGTAAATACCTTGTCTTTGTTGCGAGCAATAATGTGATCTCCAAAAATATCTGCTGTGGCTTCATCTCTTGTGTATTTGTGAGTCTTTTTATCCGGCTGAGTCCCATGATCTGTAATTGAAGTAGCATCAGAATATGAAACTACAGTATTATCATTCATAGTTATTTTCAAGTCATTAATCAATTTATTATCTCTATATAACTTGAATGAATCCTCTTCAATTACATGGCACAGGAACATTCCTTCAAATACACCAAAGTCACTATCCACAGTGGTGATATCTGTGTGGGTATCTCCTTTGTAAAATCCCATTACTTCACAGAAAAAATCTGACGCACCGGAATTGGCCATAACGCTGAAATTAAGAGTCCCAGCACCAGTAACAGCAGTATCAAGATCAATAGTGAAAATCCCTGTTGTAATATTATAACCTACAGACCAGCTCAATATACTGCCATCTTCAATCAATGTAGCAACTTCAGATGCTAATACAGATCCCCCTTTGTAAATGTCCTTTGTAGGAACAACAGATATTGTGGTTTGTACTTTGAAAGTCATAGAAAAATCAGCCACAGGAAATGTCCCTGATATTACAAGATTAGTAGCATTCACTGTGGTTATAGTATATGTACCAGCATTTGATCCTGTGGTTATAATTAATACACTGGATGTAGTAACTCCATCCTTTATAAATTGAGCCCCTGCTGACCCTAATATACTGCCCCCCAAAGTACAAGAGCCATCAGTATCAGAATATTGCTCTCTAATATCTAGGGTGGTTGTCTCTGCGTTTGTGGTAGATAAAAAAGCCCTTTTATGATGATTGTATGAGAATTGATCCACCCAATTTGATCCTGTAGTATCTTCAATTTCACTGATGAGATTTGAGGCACTGAAAGGATCTGTGGATACAAAAGTCCTCATCGATGCTCTGTTTTGTTCGTCAAAATATATGAGTGATTTTAATTTCTTAGCAAAATCATCAATGAATTTATCTGTGTCCTGTGGTTTATTTTCCACGGCAAATTTCAATACAGAAGTGGAAACATCATTGCTAGCAATATTAAAAGAATCCATATTGATCTCAGCATCCACTAGGCCTAATTCATCCCTGATCAATTGCTCCACTATTGAAGCACCATTTTGACACACAGAAGATCTATTTATCTGGAAGTCAAGCCCTGTATCAGCTTCAGAGAAATCCCCCTCAATTACCAACACTGTCGCTGATGTAATTGATTTTATAGGATACTGACCGACTAAATTAGCATTTCCATCAGTAATTTCTAATATATCACCCTCTTGAGCATCAACAGCAAAATCACCACCAGCAGATCCAAATTCATTTACAACAGCCCCAACTTGTGTTACCCCATCTGTCAGAGTAGTTTGCTGGACAGAATAAGCATCATCATCAACATGAGTTTCAGTGTACCCATCACCTGTTGCTCTTCCCACTGACCATGATCCAATGAACTGGCCAACACCGCCAAATTTTAAAACATCAGTAGGGCTGATAATTTTAGTACCTTTGTAATAAGCCACAACATGTTTAATAGTTAATTGTGCTGTCTTGTTTGTGTCAGCAGATAATTTTCTTAGAGTAATTTTAAATTTCAATGCTGGTATATTAGGAGATCCTGAAACCAATAAGGCTGTAGGTTGTATTATTCTATCATAATCTGTATTGCCGGATAATTCTGATTGAGTATATGTTTGTATTACTGATAATACTGGCGGATTTACTTGCTGAACAAGTACGCTGAAATCAGCATCACCAGCACCAGCACCACCATAACCGCACCAAGCATATAATCCACAATAGACTTCCTGATCAGAACTAAATGAGTCAATAGAATTCTGGATGTAAATTATTACATAACATTCATCCCCAGCCCCAGATCCGGCAGAAATATTTAATTTTCCACCTACATCATCCCAATCCACCATTAAATCTTCATTGGTAACTGATGTATTTGGATCAGCATTTGTGGTAACAGTATAATCTTTAATACAGGAAATATTCATTTCACAATTAGTGACTTTGCCGGCAGTATTATCCACACCCAATTCTATTATAGATCCTTCAATATCATCATATCTAGCCATTTTTAAACCATCGGCAGTAGCATTAGAAAGTCTCATTGGAAAGTCGGATGTTTCAAATATTATATCAATATTTCTTACTGAATTTACTGTGTCATAAGATCCTAATTGGTTGATACTAGCAAGAAAATATCTTTTATCATCAGCAACTCCTTCACCTAAATATAATAATTTAGGTACAGGGATCTTGTCATCAGTAGGGTCAAATGGTAGCATTCCAGTACCAGATCTGCTATCCCATAGAGATCCGACTATGTAATCACCAAACACTACAGCTTTGATTTTCCCTGCTGTAGTATCATTTATCTTAGACACCATTGCTGTTAAAACATCAAATCCAATCACATCACCAATTTGTGTATCAGAAAATAGATCTTTAGACTTAGCATTTATTTCAACAGAATGGATATCAACAGAAGGTGAATCATCAACTTGCCCTTGAAAAATCTGAAATCTATCACTAGCATTTAATTGTGCTGATCCATCATCGAAAATCAACCAGCATCTTATTGGTGTAGATTCTGGTTTTGGAAACAAAGTGGATCTGTAAAAATTAGAGAATAAATCATGATTATCTATTCCAAAGGAAATATCATTGACAATTCTCAATCCCCCTTCACGCTTAGAATTATAAGCAAATGCTGGTGGTGAAACAATTTCATCTTTATAATCTCTGTGGATTGAGAAAGTCATAGCCCCATCAGTTGCTGTCCATGTCCCTGAAATGACTAAAGTAGTTTCATTTGTAACACTATCAACAACATAAGTCCCATCATTAGATCCTCCGGTAATTACAACATCATCCCCAGCAGATACTTGATTTGTTACAAAAGTAGATCCAGCTGAAACTAACACAGACAATGATATTGTCCCAGCCCCATCAGTGCCAGATTCAACATCCTTGATAGTCACAGCAGATCCTAGGCAGAAATTTTCTTCAATGTAGGGAAAGTCAATTAAAAGCCTTGGTTTGGCACCAGCACGCCAAGCATATTTGGCAAGATGAGCGGATATAGGTTTGGCCATTATGTAGGTTCAGTTCTTAAGGTGAATGAGACATTTCTAAATAGGCCTGCAGAGATAGGGAATTGAAGTGTTCCAGCATCCCATAATGTTACTGTTCTGGCTACTGATAATTCATCTGTCCATGTAAATGGATTTGCTTGCCAATCTATGAGGGCATTGCTAAAAAAAGCAACTAATAAATCATGATCAGCTTTTGTAATTCTGTTAAGTTTTATTGACCACTTTTCTAAAGTATCACCCAATGAATGCGTTTTCTTAGATCTTCCACCAGAAAGTCCTGTAATTTGATTTGGCTCATATTCATGTTGCATTGGCAGGGCATTCCCTTTGGCAAATGTATAGGTTGTTACTGTGGCTTTTGTAAAGGTTGCTAGTGCCATTACATTGTACTCAAATTAGAATTTACACCACTATCAGATTCCACTTTTACCATTCCACTTTTTACAGCACCTTTCAATCCATTATTAAATGCTCTAGGGTTGCTCATAAATAACCTTTCTAGTGACTTTGCATCCACAGCACTGATATTTGTATTATATACATCTCCACCTCCTGATTGTACCACAGGATCTTGAAGTCTTTGGGCAAATTCTGATACTCCTCCTTGTCTTGTAACTGTAGGAGCATCCACAACAAACTCTCCTCTTTTCAATATGGCAGGAACATCATCACTGGCTCCACCACCACCTAAAACAGCACCACCACCAATGAACTTTTGCGCTCTGATAGTTGCTACTTGGATGGCTCCAATAGTTGCTACTAGGCCTGCCTTGACTAAATTTGGCAAGGCCTTAATGACTCCCAAGGCAGTATTGGCTAGTGCTTCAGCAATTAAGAATGGTTTTTGTTTCTTTCGTGCTTTGGCTCTGTCCTTATCAGCTTTCTTATTTATTGCCTCAATTTTATCAGCTTTCTGTTTCTCAAGTTGTGCCTGCCTTTCCAGCATCTCCTCATCAGATAAATTTTGTCTGGCTAGTATCTCCTGACCGGCATTAAACTCCTCTTCAGCAAGTCTAATTTTTTCAGCAGTAGCACCATCGATCTCAGCCATCTCCTTACCCAGCAGGGCAGATCCTAAACCGCCAAGCATTTGCACATTTTGTAATGTACTTCCGAATGTTGCCGTGAGACTCTCTGATACAGATGTGCCCCAAGCATTTATTTTATCCTGTAAATTTATAAATGATGATTCTGTACTCTTCTCAAATTCTTTCACTGGTTGTGGTTTAAATGCTAAATGAAGTCTTTGATCAATCTCTGCTGATGCCTCTTTTATTGTTCCCCCAACTAGATCAAATGTTTCCTTATTTGAATCAACTATGGCCTTGTTCCCATCGGCAACAGTTTGTGGAATTACATCAGTGTAAGTCTTATCTATAATCTGTGCTATCTGTTCCATAGCAATTTTCACTTGCCCCACAAATCCTTCATTAAATGAGGATAAATCGCCAGCAACATCTACATCAGCAGTGAATTTGAAATCTCCAAAGGCCTGTTCCAAATTTGATATCCCTGTTATAGATCCCTTTTTAACTCCATCCATAATAATGCCAGCCATCAGAGCATTAATGCCAGCATCTTCAAACATTTTAAATAATTCTTTGGATGCTTTCCCATCTTTTAAATTGGCACTGATAACCTCATTCAGCTTTCCAAATTCTTTTCCACCACTATTTACAAATTCTTCAGCAACATCTCTGCCAAAAATATTAGCAAACTTCAATGCATTATTCCTTTGCTCTCCACCAAATAATATATTCTTAAAATCAATATCAAATGATTCCATACCGATCTTAAATGCTACCACAGCAGATTTTCCAGCAATTTTAAATATCTGGGAAATCAATGGTGGTAATAATGATAATGAAACTTTTACTATATCTTTTACAGCTTGAAAAATTACACTTATATTTTTAAGGATCTCCTTGCCAACTACATCCCAGCCAATTTTCCCTAATCTTTCCATTTCATTATTTATTTTATCAATATCATCAGAAATGGCCTTTATGATCACATCACCTAGTGTGATAAGTATAGATATTACATTCTGTTTCATCCTAGCAAACTTGACATTTATAGAATCCAACATAATAGCAAAGGCCTTGTCTGTTGCACCGGCTGAATTTGCCATACCTTCTAGGCTCTCAGCGAGTTTTGTTGCTCCAGTGGTAGTAAGTGGGAGAACAGCCTGTAAAGACCTTATATTGCTGAATAATTGGGTAAATGTCTTGCCACTTTTTATCGATGCTTCCTTGACTTTGTTCAATGTGAACGCTAGGCCTTTTGTTTTCAATGTCAATTCTGAATTTTTTACACCTACGCTGTCCAGTGCCTTGGCCAGATCCTCTGATGGCTTTTGTAATTCTACAATCAATGCTCTGATGGCTGTCATTGCCTCTTCTGTTTTCTGTCCTTGGGATGTTAATGTTGCTAGAGATGCCCCGACTTCATTCAGGGATACACCAGCAGGAGATGCAATTGAAACTAATCTACCAAATGAGCCGGATATTTCACCAATTGTTGTTTTACCTAATCTAACAATCGTGAATAATTTATCTGTAACTTTTACTGATTCTTCAGCAGATTTATTATAAGCATTCAATGTAGTGGTAAGCAGATCTGCTGACTTATCAACACTGGTAACACCACCAACAGCCAATTTGGCTGAAGCATTTAATACTTGTGCTGATTCAGCAATCTTGAAAAAACCAGCAGAGACAATATCATATCTTGCCTTGACTAATGGCTGTAAGCCCTGCCCTGTGGCACTGGCTAGTCCTCTCAATTCCTTAGACATATTCTTGATAGTGTTCTCAGTAACATCATCCATCAAGGTAGTAACTTCCAATAGTCCTTTTTGTAAATCACCAGCCAATTTAGTAGATAGTAAACCAACCCCAATTGTTAATAATGCTAGATTTTTTGTTGACTTCACTGCTGATGATCCAATTTTCTGAATTCCGTGAGTTACAGCGGTGAATGCTTTCCGTGATTTATTATCAGCAATGATTGATATTTTTACAGCCATCTATCCAGTACCATTTACTATAGAATTATGAATAATAGTGATTTTATTCACCAACCTCAATAATACATCCTGATCAATTGGATCTGGATGGAGCATATAAATTGCATCTTGCATCATTTGTAAAGTGGGAATTCTTGTTTCATAATTCTTTCCTGCTCTAGTAAATTTATATGATTGTGTTGGAGATAATTTATGTGTAAGATCGCAAACATCAAAGGCAAATGAATTATCCACAGAAAGGTTGAGTGGAACATCTTGGATAACAGCACAATAATGATCTTCAACTTTAATAGTTCCAATGCCTTGCCCTTTCTTGTTTTGCCTCAACACTTCATATCGTGATTGAAATGTTTGTTTGCTCTTATCACAACTCGGAATTCTTTTTGTCTCACTACATTGAAGCCTACATTCTGAACAATAATTCCGGCCTACACCGAATGTGGCTGTTATCTCAACATAGTCTATTAATTTTTTAAGTCTGTACCCTTATCTACTGATTCAATTGATGTATCAAATTGTAGTCCAAATAGTGGAATTAATATATCCATTGTGAAAGCAATTTTAATATCAGATGGAAACATCTTACCAAATTCATCTTTGGTGAATTCAAATACAGCACCATCATCATCACAAATATTATTCCAGCCAATTATATACCCTTCACAGAATTCAAAAGCCAATCCCAATTGTTCATCTTCCGTGAATTCTATTTTACCATTTTTGACCCATGTCCTTGCAATGTTTATGACTTCCCTGTCACCTGGTTTTCTGTACTTTAATGAGCATGATTCCAGTGGCTCTAGGATCTTCTTAATTTCAGCAATATAAAAAGACTCTTTGTCAATTAGAATATTCTGCTTGCTCGATATTGCTTCTGGAACATCACCTTCCAACCCAGCAATCTTTTTATTGAGATTAATCAATTCAGTTTGCAATAAAGATAATTTATCACCTTCACTTTTAATCTCATTTTTGTAAATAAGGTGCTTGGGAATATCCCATGTATGCTCTTTGGTTGATCTGGTTATTTGTAATGACATCTTAGTGCCTTTCTGTTATTAGTTGTGACTGATCTTTTCAATGAGATCACTTTTAGTATCTCCTGAATTGTATGGAATTTTTTCATCATCCATCCAATCTTTAATATCTGCCTTCACCCAACTATCATCAGGAAATTCTTTTTCAATTTCATTGATAACTTTATTGTCTAGGGTGATCTGTCCTAAATTAGCCGGATATGATTCAATAATAGCAATAGCATCAGCATCATTTTCATCACAAATGAATGTGCCTGTCATAGATGAAATGCCCTTGTATTTAAATCTCTTTGAAGGTAACTTGTATTTAAGTTTCATTTTTAATATGCCTGATTTTGATCTCTGAAAACATTGAATGGATTAGCATTTGCCATCTTAATGACAAATTCAGGATATGGGGATGATAATTTCACATATGTCCCAAGATCCTCTGCGTGCATTGCTGGGATCTCTGATGGTATTAAGGCCTTCCAACTTACTGCTTGGGTGATTATTCCTGCTCCACTGGTTGGTGCTCCAACCCCTGTAATTGTCATACTGGGAATGAATAATGATAATTCTCTAGCCCCCACCCCAACAATAGCAGATCCCTGAAATTGAAGATTACACATCAGCTCAGTTTTATTGGCTCTGTAATTTATCCAAGTATCAGCAGTGTATCTTGGCACTGTAAATGTCCCTGTTACTGTTCTGAAATTGTCCCTTGCTGGTGCTGATCTGTATGTGCCTGATATAGAGTCTTGATCATCGCCATTTAGGTTGTTATTGACCTCTATGCTGAATGCTGATATGCTGACTTTATCATCATTATCAAATACTGTGGAGGCATGGAATGTAGCAACCCAGATAGTGAGATCATTGAACATAACTTTCTCTAGCAGTTCAGTTTGAGTTTGATCCCCTGAAGCATAATTTAGAGCCCACGCTGTAGATACTGTATTTTGTCCTGTATCACTAGTATCTAAATCAAATGGTAGCATATCAAAACCAAATTTCAATGACTCTCCGGCATTCCCTGAAATATTCATAGTGTTGACCATTGAAGATCTGAATATCCATAGTGAAGCAGTCTTATCAAATCCCAGTGTTCCACGCCTTATGATCTTATCACTAGCAGTACCAACACCACCAGTAGGATAGGATGCATATGCTGTAGTCCATAATTCATCACATAAATTATTAGATACTTCATACCAAGCATTCCATGCATTGTGAATTTCAAAGGAATCATCATCAGGGATAACTGTCCAATTTGGGGCTGTTGCAACTTCTGCTGTGGATGTAAATGAACTGATAATTCTGACTTGCCCTTCACCGGCACCGGCAGTAATTCTTACATATTTACCTACATCTCCAGCCACGAACGGTGTGGTGGTAGCAAAGACATTTGCATTTGTCTGCCCTCCACCGATAGTTTCACAAACACCCTGAACAATACTTGCCGGCAAAGCTGACGGTGTTGCTGGATTAATAAATCCCATAGCACAACCAACCAAAGCAGATAGGCCATCATATGTTCCTACACATGATAAACTTCCTGATGGCTTAATTCCTGTAAGGTCTAAAGATGTTTCACCAGCAACACCTATTACAGTTTGATCTGCTTCAAAATTATGTTCTTCATCGATGCCTTCAGATTCCAAAGGGAAAAGATCACTGCCCCCCAATGGCACCTCTTCTGTGTCTGCTGTGGCTGTAGATGTTGGATAGGCACTGGTGTCTATTCCTAGTTGACCACCTTCAACTCTGAAGGCACTTTTCGTATTAAAACCCTGTGCTGGATTAGCCATGAGTCATTCCCTTTCTTAAATTTTTATTTATGACCAAAGAACAGCAGATCTTTCATCATCAGTATCAATCCCAAATTCTGTACTCACCACTGTTGAATTATCTTGAAATAATGTAATAGAATGAGAAGGTACAAGACATTTCAAGGATATTGTTTGAGTCACAATTCCTGGCCCACTTACTGGAGCACCTACCCCAGTGATTTGTGCTTCTGGTATATAAATATGAAACTCTTTTGAATCGGCAGTTCTAACAAAATGGAATTCCAATTGCAACCTAGTCCCATTAGATCTCCAATCCAAATAAGTATCTGCTGTATATCTTGGAATTGTCAATTCACAAGTAACTTCTCTCATGCCATTTTGTACTGGCTCAAGAGTTTTCATTATCTCTGTGTGAGTTGTAGGATCTATTGTTGCCTGCTCAGGTTCAGTGAGATTATTATTCAATGTTAATGAAAAGGCAGAAATGTTTT